ATAGACGCGTTTAATATAGTATCTAAATTACTAATAGCTTCGTCGAATTCCATTTGTTCCATGGGAGGGAGAATACTTGTAGAAGGAATAGTAGTAGTAGTGGTAGTAGTGGTGCTGGTGGTGGTAGCAGTGGTAGTCATTGTTGTTGGGGATAATGAAAGTGGTGATATTGGCGATGGCAAACTTACAATATCTTTGTAAAGCACAGAAGAAAGCGTATTGGATTTAAATATATCATTAATATCATTATACAACTCCTCAGCCTTATTTAATACAATATTCATTGTTTTTAGAGTGTTGTCGTTTGTTTTATCACTACTACTATCACCACCGTCACCATCACCACCATTACGACCATTACCACTACTATCAATAGTATTCAACAAACTCGTGTATACGTCCAATTGATTTTGTATATGGTTAACAGAGGCCGTATTCACGACACTTGTGTGCAGTTGATTTATTTGAGAAAATACAGTTATTCCCTGGCGTAGTGTATTGTATCTAATTTGATAATTTTTCAATAATATTTGTTGGTACAAAGAAAGAAAAAGCGGCGATTCAAGTGTCGCTTCCTTTGTTACGAGTCGATTTAAAAATAATAATTTTTGAGTTGTGTTTTTTGTTGTGTCGTTTATTATAGCGGTCACTTGTTGTTTATTATCAACCAATAAATACGATGTATACATGGCTATCGATAAATTGTTTTCTTTGAACGAATCCATTTTTATAAGAAGATATTGTATATGTATATACTGTTAGGCCTACATTATCCATTAAAGTGTATATAACACAATGAACACTTACAAATTACACTATAATTTGAGATTTAACACTCAGACTCGCTTTGAAAATGTTCATTTTGAAGTTGAATTGATGGAGAGTGAAATTGATTCGTTGTGTTTTCTATTCTCCAAGTATTTCGATCAAGATGAACATGTGGCGATCAAGGGTCTTACATTTTTTACTGAATTCAACAAATGCATTAGTGCGATTAAAGCAAAATTTGAAGCGCAATCTCTTTCCCAAATGGAGAATATGCACAGTATTAAAAATATATTCTCCATATTTTTGCGCGATGAATTTATGAAACAAGTGCCTCATTTTAGAACTATAATGCAGTATTTGAAAAAATTTTATAAACCCATCGCAACGCCCGACGTTGCGTTGGTGATGTGCGACGACACGTGCAAACCGACGCACACGATCAAATGTTTTCAATGTAAATGCAAATATTTGTCGTATTCTTTGAGCGTTTTGGACGTGGGCCTGCAAGAGGGATGGGATATATTTTTGAGACCTATGTTCGGTATGCCCTTGATGTTGTATGTGTTGCTGAAAACAAATTACACACAAGAAAACAACGATATTGTCAACGAAAACAATTTAATTACACAAATTTTTATACAATTTTTTTACAATCTCCTTAGCGATAAAGCGTATTCTATGTACACTAAACATAACATGTGTGCGCCTTTCATAAAGGCGTGTCAAAACGTTATAACCAACAATGTACGGTGTGTTGACCACGAACGTGTGTTACTCATGTTGAACGCTCAATGCAACGGCAATTCTTCGGTGAACGGAGAACGTTTGCTAACACCCTTTAAAATATTCATGATGGAAATGGGCAAACAGACTAAAATGAACAAAGTCAACAAAATAGCTTCTACGGTTTTAATAGGATTCTATTTAAGATTCTATTTGGAAGCTTTGTATTTAATCAAGAAAAATAAACCCCTTTATCCGGTGGCTGAGTTGGAGTGGCGAAACGTTTGTCGTCTTATTTTAAACAAATACACCGACGAAAATATTGACGTGTTAATTGAAAAGTTAAAACTCATCAAATTGGACATTTGCAATGCTCTTCTTAACGAGCTCATAGTGCCCGAGTCATTTATAAGACACATTATCACTAAATACCAATTAGATAATGAAATAGCGTTGTTAATGGAATTAAATCATGATTGCTTCCATAAGTGATGACAACAACACAGGTGGCAGCGCCGATAATAGAAGACGCCACCGTTATCGCAACAACAACGACCCCAATTTGTATTCTCCGCCACCCCAGCATGCCACTGTTGAAATGTTACAAAATTTGAACACCTCTCGCACGGCCGCCTCCCTAGTGCTGAACGACACGAGCGCTAACAAAGTAACCAGTTTTAGAGCGTTGGCTGCCCAATCAACGGCCGCACGCAACCTGTTGCCCCCTTTGGAGACAAACGCGCCCACACTCGCGCTTGATCGAGAAAATATCATAAACGTTCTCAAACTGTTGGGAAACATATACGATAATAGTATTGAGATAATCAGTACTGAATAATAAGTGTTGTGTTGTGGTTCTTGTACGTGTGCGCGCGCACACACATACACGATGAGCGCTGTTAATGTGTTTTTGGAAATTGAAAAATTAAAAAATAAAATACAAGATGTCGAAATGGAACTGGTCATATGGCCTTTGTTGTTTCCCGCTTTGTGTGACAACACCACACCCGTACAAATACCAACAAGCACTTTTGTTGATTTCATGATACAAGTGGCGCGTTTGTCTCAATCGACATTTCGCAACACCAACGCCGCCCTAACATCACAGTACACCGCCTCTCCTCAACCGCCGCCTTCGAGTTCGTTACAACAACAATCGACGAACGACAGCGGCGGCGCTACTACAGTTTCTCCAATGCGACGCGTGTTTAATTTATTTAACAACACCAACAACGCAATTTCGGCGGCTAATCAAACGCGTGAACAACTAATTGATATGGCTCGATATAGAAGAAGCGCTCGCAAAGTGATCCAACACTACACATTAAACAGCACCAATTCGGTCGAGTACAAAATCAGCGATATTGTCATGACAATGATATTTTTGTTGCGCTCCGAAAAGTTTCATGTTGTTTTCAAACTACTCGAAAGCACATTCGACGATTACACGTGTAGACCGAACATGACACAAAGCGAAATCTCTGCGGTGTTAGACGCGCTTCGGTCTCTTCTCGAAATGCCCACGTCCACCATGGACGTTAACACAATCGACGTGATGCGTTCGTCGTTTGCCAAATGTTTTAACAGTCCCGTCATGAGATACGCAAAAATAGTGCTGTTGCAAAGTGTGTCGCTGCATCGCGACAAACGCATCACCCTCGATGAGCTAATAGCGGAACGCGCCGAAAAAATACAAACACTCATTCCCCAACAGTACATCAACGGCGACACTAAAATCCCTTGTTGCGAAGACCAAGACTTTTTGGACAGTCTGTTGCGACACATCGATCCCTTTTCGTTGCCGCGTATGTATTATAACGCCGCCAACACAATTTTTTACACTACAATGGAAAATTATGCGGTGGCCAATTGTAAATTCAACGTCGAAGACTATAACAACATATTTAAAGTAATGACCACTTTAAAAGGAGGTATCAATAACAATCGTGGTAATAGTGGCGGTGGCGGTGGTAATGGCGGTAATAACGCTACTAGTGTTAACATATCATCAAACAACACCATTGACGATGACGATTTAAATATATACATGGGCACGCATTCGTCGTTTACTAAACGTAAAAAATATTAATAAGGCAAAATTCAATTATATCATTTGAAAACAGCGGTGGTGTGTATGTGTGTGTATATACGCTACTCATATCGTCGTCATTATTATTTGGGTAAATAATTATGGTTTACCGACGTAGACGCTCTTCAACATCCATGTATCAATCACCGAGTAGACGTCGAAGCCGTAGTCGTAGCCGCAGCCGCAATAGTAGCCGCTCTTACACAGGAGGAGGAAGAAGCGGCGGCGGCTATAGACGAAGACCGGGCAGACCTCGCACGTACGGTCGTTCAAGAAGTCGTTCCTCCGGCGGCAGCGGCGGTCAAAGACGACGTTATAGAACACGACGCTATTGATACACATGACACAATTTACAATAGTGCACAAATGAGACGATTTCATCGCCCGCTTTTGTTTGTCTCTCGACACTGATGAAATTGTGTTGACATGATTTTAGCGTGAGGCCGTTCAATGTGTAAAGTTTATTATTATTATTATTATTTATATTGTAAATTTGGTCGTTTGGTGTATTTTGAAAATATATAATTTTATCAGTCAACATATGTTTTTTTTTTGTTTTTTTCTTACGCACAGTCGCCGCCGCCGCTTTTGTTTTAACGTTGCCGGTGTGTTTTTCTTTTTTTTTTAACAACAACCCTTTCCAATTGAGAGAATACTTGTATAATATATTGTCGATAGCTTCCTTTTTCAATTTGGGGGGTTTACTGTCAAATTTTTTGCAATTGAGCGTGTTGATATGATCTTTGGTTTCTGTCAAGCGTTTGTTTAACAATTGACAAGGGCATTGATAGATTTGTCCATTATTTTCATTGTTGTCGTCGTCGTCGTCGTTATTTTTGAGAGTTTCAATAAAGTCGAACATTTCTGTGTATAATTTAAAATCGTTAATGGTATTGTTAAACAATTTACCGATACAGTCGGCTTGTAAACGAATTTGTTTACGCTCTTTAATTAACTCGCTCACGCTAGGTACGTACGCGTACAAAGAATGAAACAAATGTCCGGTGGCGGTGAAATTGAACGTTTTATTTTTAACATTATTAGGAAAATTTTTCACCAAAAATTCTATAAGTTTTTCATAATCACAATTGAGTCTATATTTTTCAAACACTTTAAATAAGGTATAACATGTCCAAACGTGTTTTTTTTGGCTAGTTTTACCTTCATCTATAGTGGCAATTGTAAAGGCAGTGGTGATTTTATTATATTTTTTACTTTGAATATTGCTATTAGTATTATTATTATTATTATTATCATTATTATTATGACTAGTCGTAGTAGTATATCCGCCAATAGATGGATGTGTTTGAGACTCAACGAAACGATTGTCAAACGACATATTCTCGTTTTGATCGAATACGCCGACCTCAAATATTTGGGTTTTGAAAAATACAAATACTTTGAATATGTTCTATTTCAATTTGATCCCAACGATATTCCTTTGGGTCGCACGATAGAACACAATCGCAATTATTGTCCGCAAATTTTCTCCTCGCCCGACAACATGTCCGATATAAAACACACACTCAAACGTATTTACAAAACAAACGTTTTGGGCCACGTGTTCACAATTCCTTTCAGACCGCCCATGTATATGTTTTTGCGTGAATGGTTCGTATTGCCGTACCAAATGATAGATACGCTTAAAGCGGAATCCTTAATTTGGGGCTTTCCACACGTAATAGTGTTCGATTTAGACAGCACGTTGATCACCGAAGAGGAACACGTACGTATTCGTGATGATTATGTGTACGAAAGTCTTGAACGATTACAAGGCATGGGGTGCGTGTTGGTATTGTGGTCGTACGGTTCCAAAGAGCACGTTGCCGAAACTTTGACAGACTTAAAATTAACGTCGTATTTCGACGTAATAATATCGGAGGGTTCCAAATTTAAATATTCGAATAATAATGCGTTTGCGTCGTCACACGTTCGCACACCCCAAATAATTGTGGACACTAAGTTGAATAAACAATTTGTCATTGAAGATTTTCACTATGATATTGAGGAAACGACGACAGCAGCGGTAAACAACAATAAACAAAAATTAATCGATACTCGTCGGTCGCCCAACAAATATATACCTAAATCACCGAAAATCGTTTTGAAATATTTATTTGATAAAAATTTGAATTATATAAAATCAATCACACTTGTCGACGATTTACCCAGCAATAATTATGCTTATGATTTTTATGTAAAAGTCAAACGGTGTCCTGTGCCTGTAAACGATTGGGATTATTATCACGATGAAATTGTAACAAATATAACAAATTACAATTATGATTGATTAAAAGAGGAAGAAGAAAAAAAACACGACAAAATGTTAATGATGACAAACATGTATATATTTTATGTTTAAAATTTTTAAGTAATAAATTTATTGTGTTCACTAACAAGTATGTTTTTTTAAAAATATATATATACAAATATTCTTTTTATCCCAGATCTACGTAGCCATAATGAATGAGATAGTTTATAATTTCCAAAATGGAAAATTGAATTTGATAGGTGTGCACGTCGAGAATTATCGTGTGATCGGGTATGTTGTTTTTTAATGAGACAAAGTGCTCCAACAAAGTTAAACCGCTTACGGGCGTACAAACGGTGGTGTACACGGCGCTATTGTTGATTGTTGTAATGGTTTCGCGAGTGAATTTGGTCACGCTAAATTCGTTAGGACAAAACACATTGGCCGAATCGAGATAATAATAAAGGGTTTTATTGAAATTGTACAATATTACATTTTCGGGTGTGAGAAGGAACAGACGTTCAGTTCGAGCGGGAGTGCTCAGATCGTAAATTTGTATAGACGACCCGAACAATAGTGTATTGTTAAAGTCTTTTAGCAATTTGTCTATTCTTGAATGGAAAGGATGGTGGGCGTGTATAGACGCAAATAAATAAAACACTAATAATAATATAATTATTATTGTCATCATTATTATTAACATTATGGAAATGGATAACATTTTAGAGTTGCTCTTGAACAATGTGGACGACGGCAAGAGGCATACAATTGATAATTTGCAAGACGCCAATACGTTAGTGTTGAAAAACACCCGCACCAATTCTCGTAAATTGATAGAGTTTACACAAAATTTTAAGCAACTCTTAAACACGTTGACCAACAATTTTACGGGATCATGTTCAAAACACGCCAAAATGTGCGCAGACGCAAACGCTATGGATGAAGATAACGACAATGATAGCGATGACATAACACTGATACTACCATCACCATCACCGTCACAATTGTTATCATCGTTCAATCACGATTGGGTGTTGGAGGTGAATTATTTTAGTACATTTGTCAGGCCGTTTGTACACAAACAACATTATGATACCATTAAAAATTACATTGATTTTAATAGATTTATACAAAGCGAAACGTCCGGTCACGCAAATGTATGCATGCAAGCAGGCGACTATTATTATTGGCCCAACATATGCGTGTTTTTTTTCGGTTGGCGTTTGTATTTACACAAGAAATTTGCCATTGACATAAATCCCACGGTACCATTGGTGCATAACAAAACGCTGGGCGCGGTGAATTTGTTTGTCTTCGAACCGCCTTTTTTTCTCAACATTGAAATGTCGCTTCGCACGGACACGTCGAACGAAACGCTGTTTGTCAACGGTCGTCACAAGTTTGATAACACCAATGACGTGTTGTTCGTGATCACCATGACGGACGAAACAAAGGCCACATGTAGAATACTCGACGAATGGACGTATTCCAATAAAAATTTTTTTGATTACATTCGCGACGACATAAATTTACAAGAATGTCGCACCGTGAGTCAATATTGCGACATAATCAATGTCAATCTGCAAAAATTACGTGTATTCGATGAAACAATAAACAACAACAACAACAACAACAACAATAACAAAAACACATCATCTTCATCGCGCGCTATTGTCGCACAGCCGTTGATTGACAACGTTAACAGTGTGTTGAATGATGAAATGTATTTTTCGTCCAAGTGCACTATAGTGCCCATGATATCGGCGAGCAGCGAAAACGCCGATTTGATTCAAAACGAAATTGACAAGGCCCTTTTGAAGATAAACGAGAGCATAATAAAAGTGTTGGTTAATCACGATCGGTCCAACAATCCCAATATTGTTCAAAACTACTTGGAGGAAAGTAAATTTATGAATTTTGATTATATTATATTTGTAGTGTGGAAAATGCTCACTACTCACGAGAGTTTTGATTATCGCGAAACAGACATTAAATTGTTTCTAGAGCTGTTATGCGAGACTATTTTTGAGGGGGACAAAGACAATTTGACTTTGGCATTGGACAAATGCCAGCCGTACGTTAAATTGGAGCGAACCGTTTTCAACAGATTGTGCAACCATTGGACGTTTTTCAACGACGAAAACCCCTACATGACGTTGGGTTATTTTTTTGGAATTCACTATTTGGTTTATTTAAAACTTTCCGCCGAAGACGTACAATTGGAACATAGAGAGTTGTGGGCGTACACATATGAAAATGTGTTGGCGTGCGACGTGCCCATAGACATTTTGTGTAAAGGTTATTTGAAAAAATTGGAAGTGTCCAGTGTGAATTTAATTTTTAACGGCAAAAATTATGATGTTGTCAAAAAAGAGGACGAACTGTACAAGTTGACTAGCAAAGTTAGCGCAATTCGTATGAGCGGTGTAAAATTTAACAATTGGAAATATTTATATTTCACGGGTTACGGTATGTACAATGTGTTCACCAATGATTTTCACTCGAGTTGTCCATTCGTTTTGGGCACTACGTTGCCGCACTCTTTTAAAAAGCCTACCGACAAAAAGTATTTACACGAAAACGTGTTCGATTATATGATGAAAACGAGCGAGGAGGAGAGAAATATTTTTCGGGTGTATCACATCGCCAAAATGTGTAGAGACGTGAAAATGTTGAAGACCGAAATGGCGTTGGTGTTTTATTTGGGCAAGTGCGTGGGCTGTCAAACTAGTACACGCACCAAACTCGACGTTTTGTTCAGGGAATTGTGGAATTTGGAAGACGAGGACCTAATCACGTTGGCGTTGTATTTGAAGGAGAAGAAAGTTTTTGATATTTTGCACAATTTCAAGTGTAATCCGTGCCGGTCGAATTGTTTCGACGAGGCTTGCAGAAAAAAGTGCAAGTGCTATCGCAAAATAAAAGTGAATAGAAACGCATTGAAAATTGCTTTGATCGTCGATATGTTTGGTAACGATACAGACTTGTGCGAATTAATGTGGACGCTGGTGTTCAACACCAATCAATATGTGTCGGCCATGTTGACTCGTGTGCATAGCGAGTTTGTCGATGAACACGCTCATTTCTTTTTGCAAGAACACACAAAACTCGTCGAGTGTATGTACAAATTGATAAACAAAATTGAACGCATCGACATGCTAATGGAGAAATTGGCAAATAAAATTGAATTGATGGTAGAGTTAAAATTGGCCGTGATGCACGAACAAGCTTGCATATCAAACGATCCTCCGAATAATCTTATATCCAATTTTTATTTACACCATTCCAACACAATGAGAGTGCTGCTCAAGTACAATGTGTGGTGGGATAAAATCATATTGGCCCGCGAAAAAGACGATCTTTCCACGTGGTTAACGAGATTCTATATGCGCGTCATTCTCTCCAAGCTCGATCTCAAAGAGTACGCGTACAGTCATCTAAAGAAAATTGTCCAAGGTTATTTGTATTTTAAACGTTTCACCAACTTTAATCATGCCAATTCCATGATGATGATTCATTTTGCCGCCAGTTTAGGCATTCCGTCGGATTACGGCAAAAAAGTTATGTATTTGCCGGGCAAACCGGGCGCGGGGAAATCATCTTTTTTCGAGTTGCTCGATCACATTATACTTTTGCACAAACACGATTGCAACAAATACACCCTTTCCAGCAAAGAGACGGACGAAATGGAAGTGAATAAACTCACGTCTCAATTGTATGTGATCAACGAAATGAAAATGTGCAACGATTCATTTTTTAAAAGCTCCGCCGATTCCAGCAAAAGCGATTCCAAGTGTAGAAAGTATCAGGGCGGACTGAAATACGAGGCCAACTATAAATTGTTGGTGGTGAACAACAATCCTTTGTACATTATCGATTACGATAAAGCGGTGCACAATCGTTTTGTTATTGTGTACACCGATCATGTGTTTGTGGAGGACATGAGGTTTGCCGGCTCCATTTATGAACACATCAAATCGAAACGTTTCCCCGCCGAGAATGTGTATTATGAGGCGCTTGTGCAACCTGTGCGTTTGTTTTTGTCACACGTGCTCATGTACAAACGCGACACCAAATACGGTTTTGTGCAGTACAAGAATCTGCTGAAAAATGATCCCATTCACAAACATAATTTGTTGTGTTTGGATACAAATAATAGTCCTTTATGCGCTTTAATATATATATTGAACATTAGAGTGACAAAAAACAATTGTCCTATGATTAGTGAAAACAAAATGGAAGAAATGATTTGTTCTGCCGTTGAAGTTATGGACACTTTTTTACATCCACTATTTTTAAAGTGTAAAAATGGCCATTTTAAAAACAACTTTAACGGCTATAATGGTAACGGTGGCGGTGGCGGCGGCGGCGGCAACAAATTCGCTATAAATGAACAAATATTAATGACACACATTAAAGAAAAATATGCAAACAATTACAATGTACAAGAAAAATATTTTTTTAATATCACCATGGCGCTGACCAAAAAAGACATGAACATCAATGTACCTACTTTTAAATGTTAATTAATATATTTTTTTTTTAATAAAAACAATTGTGTGTGTATATAGTGATGGATTTTATTTTTTTTTTTAGTTAATTAAAACATTTCTCTGTAGGATTTGTGATTTTTCAAGTAGGCCGATTGGTCGGTGTTGACCGGTGTGTAGTTCCACTCCAAGAGTTTCTGTTGAGCCATATAATTTTTGGTGTACACCAGTATGGGATAGCTGATGTCGCGCAATTCGGGCATGTTGGGCGCGTTCACGTCTACAAGACAAACTGTCAAATTATCAATTTCGCAACGTAGTGAATTCTCCGTTTCGGTAATTTTGCCGGGCGTTAGATTTTTAATCACCATAAACATGGATTTAAATTCTTTAATGTCAAAATTGGCCGCTGTTTTTGTTGTCATCACATTGCTAGACGTGCTGGCGGCGGCGGTATTGCCGGATGATGTGCGCGGCGAACGTACACCCGGATCCGCTATGGTGCCCACAAACACAGAATTGGCGCCTACACGCGTTTTGCCCTCGTCGAGAATTTCGTTAAACGACAAAGGTTTGTCGGCAATGTACACTTGGCTCACTTTATTATCGCTATGCGCAATCCTCAAATAGGATAATTTAGCGTTGTTCAGTTTCACGTTGAGTTGCTGTGTCTCGGGATCGACTTGCAAGGAGTCGCTACTTTGCGCTAAACTTGGCGACGATTCGTTTAGCGAGTTTAGATTTAATTTGTTAGCATACCATAGATACGCCACTAGCGCTATGATAATTATAAACGCAATAAGCCACATGATAATAGTTACAATGTGTGTATGTGCACGTGTTAAAAATATATATATATATTTTTTTTTTTAAATTATACAATTTCAATTTTAATGAGACCTAGACTGTACAAATGTTTCAAAAGTACACTTAAATTATCATTTTCCCAATTGGTCGGCACTATAGTCACAATTACAACGCCGCTCAACACAAATATACGAAACAGATGCGCGATGAATTGTTCGCACGAATTCAAAACGTTGATGCCGAACGCCGATTCGTCTATTAGAGTGGCATATGTTGTGTACATGATGAGAGCGTCGAACAATACGTGATCTTTAACAAAATTTCCATTGTTTTTGCAAATTAAATGATTACAAATTTTTTGCATAAATAAGGCTTGCTGTTGTTTCAATTCAGCAAAATAAGCATACTTGTCGCACCGATCATCCGTAAGGCATTCTTTGATATTCTCAAAATATATAACAGGATCATTGTCAACATCGTTAACAGTGGCGGCGGTGGCGACAGCGGTGTTAATTAACACATTTGGAGGCGGTTTACATAAATACAAATAAATTTTTTTTAAACCATCAATACTATTGTTGTTGTTGTTCGTTGTTGTTGTTGTCGCCATTGTCGTTGTCATGATTCCCTTGACACCGCTTTTTTCACGCTATAAAGACAGTTATTTATTATACTCTTTTAGATTATTGTATATGTTATGCGCTTCCAAATCGGCACATCTACGAAAGTTGCTAACTATACAAGTCACTTATTTATACCATTTTGCGTGTCTCATGAAATACAAAGACATTCAAAAGTATGAAGTGCAACAATTAATAGAATGGGCTCTCAATATGTCGCCCGAAGTGGAATTGCAAAATTTTCGCATCGAATTCATTGACAAAACTAACGAACTCAACTTGCGTTCGTGTCAACCGAAAAGTTTTATGTACACATTTACTACAATTTGGGACACTATTCACTTTTTGTGTCTCATCGCCGACGACATGGTATATACGCGCGAACGCAGCAGTCTTGATTTGATAGCGCAACAATTGAAAACGATCAAAGTGCTTTTTTACAATATGTTTTTTGTGTTGCAATGCGCCATGTGTCGCGATCATTATATGAACATTAAAGGTTACATGATTTACCATCTCGAACTGATGGAAATTGCCTTGGACAAAGAAAGATATGGTGATCCAATTGTGTTTGTCGACACGTATCAACAAGGAACGACAATAACCGAAGCCGCCACCGCCACCACTACTACTACTACTACAAATACATTAATGACCAATCTTATGGTTTATGTGAGCATGTTATTTCACAATCATGTTAACGATTATAAGTGGTTGCAGCGTAACATTAAACCGCCCATCCATTACGAACGTATGACTTGGAGTGAATACAAAAAACTATTAAACATTTAAATAATTTATTTTATTTAATCAATTTGGTACAATTCTGTCTGGTCTGTATTTTAAAACACTCACAATTCCATTGTGTGCCATTGTGCACTCGTATATGTGAGAATGTACAAGAGAAATGGACGGCGACACGTACTTGTAACAAACACCCTGCGAAGACACAAACAAATCATCCTTTGCATTATATTCTAATTCAATGGTTTTTGTCCATTTATATTTTACATATTGCAGTGTGTTGTTTAACACCACGTACCCGTCCACCGGCACGGTGTTATAGCTGAGTGCGTTCAACAAAAGGGGTGGATCGAAAAACCTTTGAAATGCTATTTCCATTGTGCACGAAAGAGTTGTATTGTTGTTGTTGTTGTTGTTGTTTGCTAATGAAATGCGTTTAACGTGTACATTCAAATAGTTTATACATTCGATGGCTGTTAAAGGATCGATGTGATAAGCGGCATTGATGGCGCACTCGTATTGTGTACGATTATTATATTTGTATTTAAATACGTGCAGCAAATCTGTAATGTATATTGTGTTGTCCGGCATAATTTCGCATTGAAACGCCACTAAATTGTTAAGTTTAAAGGGAGAAAAATGTTTGCTGGTGTTAACAAAAAGTCTCATGTCATCGCTTTGGATGCAACAAAAATTGCGTTTCACAAAACCCCGTCCGCGCATCCCGTCCAATTTGAGCGCCCACTTTTTCACCGTACCCCCATTCGACAATCGATTGTTATCATCAAAAACAACAGCGTCGTCGGCGTTGCCATCTACAACAATTTGTTCTTCACTTTCAAATTTTCTCGCCACTATTTTGTTCAACAGAGTGGTGTACGGCAAACACGGTGAAATGTTTTGATAATCACCATACGCCTCCATTGCAACGATCAAATTACACATTTCGTCCAATTTGTGTTTACACGGAGTGTCGCCGTGAAACTCGTATTCCAATCTGATGCGCGCCATAATCTCGTCGCTACCCAATTGAGAATTTTTTAAATTCTCTAAATTTAATTCTTCATCGTTCTCGTTGTCGTTATCGCTTTTATTATTTGTTGTTGCTGTTGTTGTCGTACTCAATAAACCGAGCAATTTAACAATTTTATTAGCCATCATGGAATCGAACGAATCGATCTCACTCTCTGAATAATAAACGTGTTCAAATTTAATTTCTATTTTTTTGTGTTCGTACACAAACACGCGTATTATTTTGCTCAATTTCTGCGCAACATTTGTGTGGTTCATTTTGTGCTCTTCGCTTTCGCGCCACACCAACGGCACTAGTGCCCGATGCTCCTTCAACCAATGCACAAAATTGTCACGTTTCAAATGTATTTTTTTTACACTTTCAATGGGTGGTGTTGTTGTTGTTGTTGTTGCTGTTGTTGTTGTTGTTGTTGTTGTTTTGTGATGATCGCCGTTCTCGTTGCACACAATGCGAGTGCGTATGCCACGAACATCGTAAAAATCATAATATTGTTGTGTCAATTTGTAATTGGGCACAATATAAGAATTGAAAATTTTATATAACAAATCTTGACTAAAATTTATTGAATAAGAGATTTCTTTTTCCACAATATAGTTATTCATTTTTTTTTAATTAAACAAAAATGGCTCTTGTGCCTGCGGGTACGGCTGCAAAACGACTGCGCAATCATTGTATTTTCTCTTCGATCGCTTCTTTTGACGCGTGTTTTATATACAAATCGGCGTGTTCGCCGGACGCATCACGCGACGACGGTTGGTTTATATGCAATTACCATGCCAAATTATATTTTAAAATTTCCAAAAGAAGTTTGCCCATTTTTGACGAGGAGGACAACAAGTATGTGCGCACTTTAGGTAGACATTTGGTGGGACACAAAGAGCGAGGCGACCAGCGCATTCTTGTGCCCACGCGGGCCAATTACGAAAGCGTACTCAAAGTGCCCACGCTGATGCAATCCGAACAATTGATCGTTCACATGATTTACGACAATGCACGACGCATTAACGAAATATGTAATTCTATACGAAACGTCGAGTACATGGAGGGCGTTCATCAAATCATCGAAGAGGTATATTCGAACACGCGCAGCATTCTCGCGCTCACAGATCCAAACGCGTTTTGTTCGCGCGTCGCTCAAGACGAGCTGAGATACTTTAGCCCGTACGAAGGTGCGGCGGCACCGGAAGGGGCCGCCACCGCCGACACCGTGTTCGCCAGAATGCCTGGATTTTTGCAAAATTTCATTAAACGTGCCGTACAACCGGAAATGCTTCAAATCGACACGGAAGAGTTGCGTTTGCGCAACTGTCCCACATGTAGAATAGACTCGAGAGGTCTGGTGGCCGAAGTAGACGGTGTACAGTTGTACAATCCAATCAAACCCAACGACATAATACGATTTCAACCCAACCGCTTGCAAGTTCGTAATGTGTTAAAATTCGAGGGAGACACACGTTCCCTCGCCAAAACGCTAAGTTACTACGAAGAGTATCCGCTGGAAGTGCCTTTGTATTTAGGTCGTCAAATCATCAGCTCCGACAACAATTTACTTAGAGCAAACTACTTTTTACCAACTCTTCCCCCCGTTCTAGCACGAGGAACAGCCGGTGGAGGGGGTACTTTTACTCCGGGCGAAACCACTACTGGCGGCGGCGCTTTTGGAACGGCTACTACTGTTATTCCCGCTACCGCTCCAACTGCCGCCACAGCCACCGTTACAGCTTAAAAATATTTATTATAATAGCTAACAAATTAGTATTAATTTTAACATCGTTGTGACAACACACACACATTCCCCATATACTTGATGTACACACAAATTATGGATCAATGTGTTAAATTGCAATGTAATATTTGTTTGTGTGTGGCGGAATTAAACCGTACCGCTGCTTATGACACTATACATATAATACCAATAGTGGAATTGAGTGTGTGTAAACATCATTTGTGTTTGTCGTGCGCTCGACAAATTCGTAGCAAAAAGAAATTATGCTGTCCCATGTGTCGAGAAGAGAATGTGCATTTAAACATTTATAGCGTTGACCGTCACACTGTCAACTATATTAAATGCAACGTAAACAATATATTTATATGGAATAAAAAAACTACAAACAAAATTGTGAACGTCGAATTGGACGCGCCCATGATTGCTAAAATTATTTTTGAAAATAGTTTATTAGATGAAGAACAACAACAAGAAGAAGAAAAAGATGAAAAATTAAAAAAATCTAATACTTTCTCAATCAACGAAAACGATTTGAACGAGACATTGAAGCAAATCAAAAGTGAAATCCACGAACAAACCAAATTTAACATTAAACAAAAATTGATGTTGAGAAAATTAGAAGACGAATACACCATTAAAAATAACACTTTAATTTCTTTGCAAGGCAAAATTTGTAAAATTAAAAAATATTACGACGATTTGTACAAAAATATCAATGAATTGAGATTGAAGCGAATCACATGGGAGAAACGACTGGATCTGATCAACGGTCAATACACCACTTTGTTAGAGAAAAACAAGTGTTTAATATTGGAAAATAAAAATTTAGCAAATAAAAATATAGATTTAATTAAACATAAAAATTTATTATTAAAAGAATATGTTACATTGAAACAAAAAACATCTACAGAAACAATAAATTTAATAAATTAAATTTATTTAATAAATGTATTATATATATAAAATACATATTTTGTTTTATTTATTTCCAATAAACGTTGGGATCTTCTTTTTCTCCTTTATAATTGATATCGTCGTGTTTAGTATTCCAACCGATGCGTGTGCCATAGTTTTGATTAGAAAACACCATTGTAATGATGGACAATAGTAACATGGCGACGACAACATTAAACATTGTTGCTTTTGTAGAATACATTGTTACATGTGATATTATTACACTTTGGTAATATGTTTATATATATAATATACGTATATTATATATATATATACACAAACATATAAATATTATGTATTAAACATATACCGCACAAATATTAACAATTGTGTATTATAAATTGTTTTAACTTCACAATAAAATAATGATATCATCAACATTTTATTTTAAAGCAATAAATGATGCAATAATTTTTATCAAATAATGTCATTATAAGTCAATGAATCATGTTAAAACTCATAATTATCAAATCAATGAGTCATATTAAAGTTAATTATTATTAAAATGATGTCATAAAGCAATAAATGATGCAATATTTTTATCAAATGATGTCATTATAAGTTAATGAGTCATGTTAAAGGTTAATAACTTTTATCAAAATGATGTCATAATAACATGATGTCATTGTAAAATAATTTATTTTATATAATTAATAATATCCTTGTTAGTCAATTTTTTTTTAAATTTGTGAAATATATTACACTAATAATGTTTAAATTATATAACTTGTTCATTAACTTTTTAAAATACATGCACGCGAACACAATTAATATCGTTTTAAATTTTTATTTTAATAAAATTTATACATGTTCGCAAACTTGATTATTATACATGTTTGCAAACTTGATTAATTTTGTTGCATTTTTATTTTTATAAAACATATACACATGTTTGTAGACATGTATAATTTATATACATATTTTGAAGGTAATCAATTTGTTATTTTTAATTTAAAATAAAATATAGTACATGTTAATAAACATGATTATTTTTTTTTTTCTCAATACCATTAAATTAATTTATGATGTTACATTCTCTTCTTGCATATTGTCTAAATAATATAGTTTGTCGGTTTCTACATTGCACGTGAATGAATCGTGATCATACAAGTCCGGTGGACATGCCATAAATTGATTATTTTTCACATGTATCCACTTATTGTAAAACACATTATCGTTAGATTGTGTTTGCAAATTATTATAAATCAACGGAGCCGGTGTTTGACGAATAACTTTGATTTTATTTTCGTTTTCATCATACACTGATCTGCAACCTAAATCGTTGCCCAAATACACGTATGCATTTAATATATTAGCTAATCCCGACGCTGAAGCACATTCGGTGTCATATTGTATATTATTACGTAAATCTGCCAAAGCGTCAATTATTATTTCATCTTGTGCTAGACAACTTGTCATTTTAAATAAAGGTATCTCATAATGACACAAATAATATAAATATTTACGCTGTAATGTAGGTTCTGTCGGTTCTGGTCTAATCACATTAGGTGGTATATCAGAACTATCAGATTGTTCGAATTCTCCAATGGGAAAAGGCAATTGAGCCGGCGGCAACACCCAATCGTTCACAGTTAACAATGAGGGAATTTCAATAAAGGGATTAAACAATGGGGCAATTGTTTGAGCGTTTTCAGAAATCGTAGCGTTTTCAAATTGTGTATTTGACCCATATTCGATAATATTTTTTTGCTCTTTTACGAAAGTGTAAGTATATTTTGGCGTTGGTGTAGTATATTTGTGTGCAAGTGTAGTATATTTTTGGTACAATGTAGTATATAGATCGGTACAAATGTCGGTGTGTAGTATATTAGTCAATATACGACGTGTAAAATTGGCATTATCTACGAAAAATCCTTCGTTTTCGTAGTGTATAGCGCAAAACCCACGATAATCTGTGTCGTCGGCCGTTAAAACTGGCGAAAGAACATTTAGAAACGCTCCATTGGAAAATTCGATTGTTTGAGTAACATTTTTTCCGTTCACATCGCAAATATTAGCACGCGTACCGTCGAACACGTCGTAAAGTTGCGATCCGAAACATTCTATTGTTTCGCCGGTCGTGGGATTTAAACCCAACGCGTTTAATTGTCGAGCAAAAATTAAACCGTTGGCAAATTGTGCGTCTGCATCTGCTCTGTTAACGGGTAACAAATTAACAATAGCGTTTTTGTCCATCACCATTGAAGTTTGCATATCAATGTCATAATGATTGGGTATGTTTTGTACACCGTAAACGTTTCGTTTGAGCGTTACACCATTGTTGTTATTATTATTATTACTATTAATAATAGTAGTATTATTTATATATGAAGTAATGCATTGTGTTCCGTCGAATATTTTTCGAGGAAAATCTAAATTTAACATAAATTTGTTCCAATACAATTTGTTTTCAAACACATTACTCTGATCACACTCGATATTCTCCACAATACTATAGTCTTTACATACCAAACGTCCGCTGTTGTAGTGCAAATCATCGTTATTATGTTCGTAAACAAGTTCACCGGTACCGTTGGGGAATTGAGTACACTCGGCGTCACCTCGACATTCGTACATGTTAGTGGTCATGTTAAAAATACGATTGATGCATGTGATCAATTGACTTTCCTGGTTGTTTAAACATTTAAAAAATTGCGTACTCCCAATATCGTCAGTGGTGTATGTGTGGTGTGCGCCGTTGATAGCGCAAGGATGCGTTTCTACGCACGTCATTGTAGTTTGATCAAAAATTTGATTTGTTTCGGGACAAGAGACAATTTCGCGTCGACCGTTGTGACATTGTACAAATTGATTGGCGGCCAGAGTGTTGGACGCATGGCGTATAATGTAACCGTCAGGTTTATTTGTGCACACATCTTGTTCGATACATTGGCGTGTGATTGGATCGAAAGTATGATTGTCCGGACACTCTTGTATATTATATAAATTGTTGTTGTCGATATTCTCTTCATTAGATATTAAACAATTTAAATACAATGTCGGATGACTAAGATAATCGGTGCTAGAATAATCTCGATCTTGTTGTTGACCCAACACCAATCTATCAAGCAAACGTTCGTTCAACGGATAAAAACCGGGCGCTTTATTGTAACACGGAGGCGCGGGCACACAT